AAAACAACTCTATTGGCTACACCGTAATAGACAAACTCATAGAGTATGCTTATCCAAATCTATACTGGTCTGTTAAATCTACACACCAATACATCGACCAACATCTCGGCGAGCATCAGACCGGAACTATCGCCGGTTTCTCTACGACGAGCAAGACTAGACCCCTCATAGTAGCCAAGTTGGAAGAGTTTATAAGAAACAAACTAATTAAAACGTATTCTTCACGTTTAACAAATGAATTTAGGACTTTCATTTGGAATAATGGCAAGCCACAGGCAATGCGAGGTTACAACGATGACTTGGTTATGGCTCTTGCGATTTGTTGCTGGGTCAGAGACACAGCAATTCAATCAAACTCAAGAGACCTCAATTATCAAAAAGCCTTTGTCGATTCTATTATGACTTCTAGAACTACCTTGAACACACAGATAAGAGGACAAATAGGCTACACAGGCGACGACACAAATAGTAAAATACGTGAAGCACAAAATCTATATTCCCAACATATGTGGATAATAAAGTGAGAAACTAAATGGCACCCAAAAACCCAAAACAAGGCAAGAACCCAGCTAACAGAGACTCCCAGTTATTTAAGTCTCTTACTCGCCTGTTCTCAGGACCTATCGTTAGTTACAGATCAGAATCTGGTCGCAAGATTCGTAGACAACATCTTGACAAATACTCTACTAGGTTCAAGACTGCTTCAGGACAGCAGTTCAAGAAGCAGTCCTACAACCCTCTAGATACGATCGCAGCAAACGCTATCGCAAACCAGAGGCGTTCAGAGCGCTACATAGACTTTGATCAGATGGAATATATGCCAGAGCTAGCTTCTGCTCTCGACATCTACGCAGATGAGATGACCACATTCTCTGCCCTATCTCCAATGCTAAACATCAAGTGCCGCAACGACGAAATCAAAGCAGTCTTGAACATCCTTTACCATAAGATTATGAACATCGAACACAATCTTTTCGGTTGGTGCCGAACGATGTGTAAGTATGGTGACTTCATCTTATACCTAGACATTGACGACAACGAGGGAATCCAATCAACGATCGCTATTCCTCTACAAGAAGTTGAGAGACTAGAGGGGCTAGACGCCACAAACCCAAACTACGTTCAATACCAGTGGAACTCTGCTGGAATGACTTTTGAGAACTGGCAGGTTGCCCACTTCCGCATTCTTGGAAATGATAAGTATGCTCCTTACGGAACTTCTGTTCTGGAGCCCGTCCGCCGCATTTGGCGTCAGCTTACTCTTATGGAAGATGCGATGATGGCTTACCGCATTGTTCGCTCTTCCGAGCGTAAGGTTTTCAAAATCGATGTCGGTGCTGTTCCTCCACAAGAGGTTGAGCAGTTTATGCAAAAGATTGTGTCCCAGCTAAAAAGACACTCTATTGTAAACAAAGACACTGGGCGCGTTGATCTTCGCTACAACCCAATGTCTATTGAAGAGGACTACTACATCCCAGTTCGTGCTGGTTCTGTGACCGACATCCAAAACCTTGGCGGTGGACAAAACACTACAGCGATTGACGATGTGAAGTATCTCCGCGACAAAATGTTCTCTGGAATCAAGATCCCACAGGCTTATCTCACTATGGGTGACGGCGCACAAGAAGATAAAACAACACTAGCCACGAAAGACATTCGTTTCGCTCGCACCATCCAGCGCCTACAGCGCTCTATGATTCACGAGCTAGAGAAGGTCGGCATCATCCACCTTTACACTCTAGGCTACAGAGGAGAAGATCTCCTAAACTTCAAGCTTGCTCTAAATAACCCAAGCAAGATTGCGGAACTACAAGAGTTGGAGCATTGGAAGACCAAGTTCGACATAGCAGCATCAGCAACAGAGGGTTACTTCTCTCGCCGCTGGGTTGCCGACAACATTTTTGGAATGTCTCACGAAGAGTTCCTACGCAACCAACGCGAACAATACTACGATCGCAAACACGACACAGCCCTTGAGGGTGTCGCTGAAGCCGCCGCAGGCGGTGACGGTGGTGGCGGGGAAGCAGGCGGACTCGATCTTGGTGGCGGTGAAGGTGGTTTAGATCTCGGCGGCGATGAAGGCGGTGGCGATCTAGATCTTGGTGGAGACGAGGGTGGCGCTGATGCTGGCGGTGAAGACGAGAGCGCACTCTTAGCAGCACCTCCGGGTTCTCGCAACTCGCCTCGTCTAGCTAAGTCCCTTGGTAAGCGTGCGAGAGCAGGCAAGAAATATGTAACCAAAGGCTCTAAAGGCAAAGCTTACCAAAAAGTAGCGACCGATAAGAGACCCCAAGGCGCTAGAACTCGCAATTATGCCAGCGTCCCGACACCCGAAATGAACACCTACAGAACCAATAATCTTGGTGGCTCAGAACTAAGATCTCTCGCCAGGGGCATTTATGAAGAGCAAGACCCTAATTACTTGCGAGACCACGAAGAAGAGCAGGCTCTTCTTGAGGTCAACCATTCAGTAAAGATGCTCATTGAGAGTTTGGAAACTAAGACAACGGAGAACAACAATGAAGAATAGACACAACAAGAAGCGCAACACGGCTTTTGTTTTTGAGGCTCTCGCTCGCGAAGCTACCGTAGCAATCATAAAGGGAGACAACGAGAGAAAAGAAAAAGTTGTCTCTATCGTGCGTAAGCACTTCACCACCGATTCTCTGTTAAAGAAGGACTTGGAATGCTATCGCTCTCTTTACGAAAACCAAGATCTTGACGAGCCCACCAGCAAAAAGATTATGGAAGCGGCGATGGCTGCTAAGCGTCTCATCGACGCAGATGGCTTGTTCAAGCAGCAGACAGTAGTCATAAACGACATAAATAAAGACTTGAGCCCAGACACATTCAACAACTTTGTGCCGAACTACAAGTCACTAGCAACGATTGCTAAGATGTTTAACACAAACTCTCCAAAGCAATCTGTTATGCTTGAAGCAAGAATAGTAGAAGGAATGACCGGCAAGCTTGAAGAGCAGGTGATGACTCCCATTGACTCTATTACCTTCTCTACTTTTACAAAGAAGTTCAACGAAAAATACGGAAGCTCTTTGTTAGAAGAGCAGAAGAGCCTTCTCAACAATTACATCTCATCATTCTCTCAGGATGATCTTGAAGCAAAAATCTACTTCAACAGAGAACTCGGCAGACTAAAACAGTCACTATCCGAAGCTACAAAGGTAGAAGAGATCGCCAATGATCCAGAGATGCTCAAGAAAACACAAGCCGTAAGAGAAAGACTTGAGACTCTATCAAAAGAAACAAGCCTAAACGAGTCTACCCTACTGACCATTATGAAAACACAGCAGTTAGTAAAGGAAATCCACGACGATGCCGATCACAGTTAGAATTGTCCCAATCCCAGAGCCGATAAAGGTTACGATAAAGCCGAAAGCTCCACCCCCCACGGTAACGCTAGAACTAGACATTCGCAAATCCCTGAGTGGTGACCTAATGATCTTCGACCACGGAGACCTAGACATCGTGCTTTCTGGAAAAGATAAGAAGATTACTGCCTTTCCAAAGCAGACTATGACCGACTTTACCTACGGCGCACAAAACAGACTATTCGCCCATCTTGCTCGCAAAGGCATTATTATTCCTGAATCAATCCAGGGCGGCTCTTATTACGGAGCGATGGAAGCCAAGCTACAAGAAGCTGCTGACGGCAAACTAAACGCTGCTAAGTTTGCTCTTGTAAACATTGAGAGATTCATCAAAGAAGAGAAGCCCTACTACGATAATGTTGAAGCGGTGGTCTCCGGCGTTGATGATGAATTCACAGATCCAGACAAGACCGATTCAACAGAACTCGGTGAGGTCCCCCAGCGCGACGAGCAGGGCTCTATTCGACCCGGCTATGGTCCCAATAATGGCTACGCCATGTCTTACATGTATACAGTATAGGAGTTCAAGTGGAACTATTATTATTCGTCTTGATAGCCTACGGACTAACACAAATTTTAGTCTATAGCGACATGCCCATAATAAAAAAACTAAGACCTCACAAGGAGTCCTACCGGGGCTACGGCAAGGTTTTCCACTGCCCCATGTGTATGGGCTTTCACGTCGGTTGGTTTTTGCTCCTGCTTTCTCCTTGGACCGAACTATTTACGTTTGACGCTACAATAGTCAATGCTTTTCTATTTGGTTGTCTCTCATCTGCTACCTCCTATGTTTTAAACATGGTGTTTTCAGATGAAGGAATTCAAATAAAGCATAATTATAAGCACGACAATTTTTTCACAGAGGAATAAAAAATGAAAATTACAAAAAACAGACTTAAGCAGATAATCAAAGAAGAACTAGAAGCGGCTGTTAATGAAGAAAGAGAGACTCCCAGTTGGTGGAGATTCGCAAGCCCAACAGGCTTTTACAAGAGTTACGAAGATCTAGTTGCCAAAGGAAAGTTCAATGTTGAAAAAGATGTAGCGACCGATTCTGGAGCCGGAAAACAATTTAAGGGTTACATTCTTTCAATTTTTCAAGACATAACAGATCGTCAGGATCCCATTCCAAAAACAGAACCTATAGTACAAAAGTTTTTGTCTGCCGACCCTATGATTAAGGGAATTGCTTATCAAATAGGAAACGATGCTCGCTATAGCGATGACAAAGAAAAGAAGCGTACTGCTATGAAAGCAATACTCGCTATGCTAGGATAAAACAATGAACAACTTTCTACTATCTAAATGGGGCTTACAGCCTGTCCGTCGTTGCTGCAAAGGAAGCTAACTCGCGCGGGTAACGCCCGCATAAGGAAAACAAAATGAAACTATTAATCGAAAATTGGAAAAAGTTTATAAACGAGGGCGAATACCACCCCGCGACCGAAGAAGAGTTTGACAAGCTGTTTGCTGCTGCTACAAATGCAAAAGAAGCTCTTGGCATCCCCTATGATCCTAACAGCTATTTACACTTCGCTGAAGCACAGACCGGCGGAAACTCGAAAGATACTATGATAGCTAAAGCAAACCTCGCCTTGTGGAGCGCAACCCAGACGGATAAAAGCCGACTTGCCTACGACGATGCTTCTATGAATGAGGAGGAGATGCAGATTGTTGATGTGTCCCCGGAACAAATAAGCACAGCGTTAGCTGCTATACCTGATAGGGAAACCCTCTTGGATATTTTTGATACCAAAGATGACCAACGTGGCGGCTTTATGAACAAACTCTCTGATGCGAACCAAAGTATGCGGTGGGGCTTGGCAGAAAGGCTATTAAACGCCCAAGCACTATTGAACAAGGCTATATAAGATGAAACTACTAAGAGAATACTACGAACTATGTGAAGGCGGCGTCTGTAAAGACCTCCTAACAGAAGACGAGAAGCGCTTCGTCGAGAGCGGCGGAATGATGCTGACTGGCAAACTGCAAGAAGCAGATGTCCAGAACGGCAATGGTCGCGTCTATCCGCACAAGGTTTTGATGCGAGAGGTCGAGAACTACAAGAAGCTCGTAAAAGAAAAAAGAGCACTTGGCGAACTAGACCATCCTGATGATTCAGTCATCAACCTAAAGAACGCTTCACACATGGTCACAGACATTTGGATGGAAGACAAGGCTGTTATGGGCAAAGTCAAAGTTCTAAACACAGACGCAGGCAAGACCCTGCGCGCCCTCGTAGAAGATGGCGTCAAGCTAGGCATCTCTTCTCGCGGGATGGGTTCAGTCTCAGAAGGCGCAGGAAAAGTTATAGTCCAAGAGGACTTCCAACTTATCTGCTTTGACTTCGTGTCGGAGCCTTCAACTCCAAACGCCTTTATGATGAGAGAAGCAAAAGAGTTCAACAACAAAGTGTTTACTAAAGCAGATCGCATTAACAGATTATTAAACGAGGTATTAAAAAATGACTTGGAGTAGTTACCCCCAACATCAACTAATGATAGAAGGCTTTAGAGACTTTTTTAAGAGAAAGAAGAAATCTTCTGCGACTTATCCGGCATCCGAATTGACAACAATTGTCAATTTGATTTCCAATCTTGCTAAGAAGTTTAGCATCGAAACAGACACAGGTGCTATCGTAGACGAGTTTGAGGCAATGCTCAAATCTCAAAACATTGATCTGCAAGAGCAAGATGATAGATTAATGATAGGAGCAGATCTAAGCCTTACTTTAGACAAAGCTCCAGAGTTAAAACGATTCATGACTAATTTGAAAGAAGAGAGCCCACAAGCCTTAAAACTACTCGTCAAGGCTTTGAAGAAAGGTGCTTTTAATGTTCCCGACGAACAGCAAGCTACACCAGTAGCGCCAGAAGAAGAACCAGAAGAAGAGTCAGAGGCACCTCAACCATCAGCCGCTCCAGAAGAAGAACCAGAAGAAGAGCCAAAACAAAGTGGACTAAAGAGCTTATCCAGAGCAGAAATAAATCAAGCTTTAGGTCCAATTAGAAACTTTGGCAAACTTGATATAAAAAAAGTTAGACAGGAAATAGAAAGCAATATTTCTAAACAACTGAGTGGTAACCCATTTGCTAAGAAAATCAAAAGCGAACAAATGCCCAATGTTATGAAAATATTAGATCAGGTAGAGAAAATCCTAGCAGGTGATTTTGATAACCTTGTTAGCGAATCAGATTCTAAAAAACTTATAAACCTCATCAGCGAAGAAATAATTAAGGTGATAAATGAATAAAGCACAACTCAAGAAGTTAATCAAGCCAGTCGTAAAAGAGTGCATCCAAGAAGTCCTCATAGAAGAGGGTCTTCTTACAGAGGTCGTATCTCAGGTCACTGCTGGCTTGGCTAAACAACCAATAGTCGAAACAAGAGAAGTAAAGACCAGCATGGGTTTGGGAAAAAGAAATAACATTCCCAACGACAGCCTATTTAATGAAGACTTGCAAATGCAGCGTAAGTCCCGAGAGACGAATAAGAAACTACAAGAGCATCGCAGAAAGCTACTGGACTCAATTGGCAATGATGCCTACAACGGAGTTGATCTGTTTGAAGGCACAGAGCCTATGAGACAATCAGGGACTCCCGGTCAGGCACACAAGTCAAGTGTCCTCGGCGATGATCCTAGTGATGCAGGCGTAGACATCAGTTCTATCATGGGAAATGCAGGCAAAATCTGGCAAGCTATTAAATAGGATTTAAAATGAGCAAAAGAAGAGGTTCAAACGTTGTCGTAAAGGCAAGAGAGTGTCGCGGTAATCACGACAAGATGATTCGTAAGTTCATCAAGAAGTGCAAGAAAGCCAAGATCATTGAACAGATCAGAGACAGAAGGTATTTTAAGAAACCATCTGATGAAAAGCGCCATGCAAAGCAGGCTGCTATTCGTAGGCAGAAGCGAGACATCGTTAAGCAAAAGGCTAAAGAAGCCAGCCGCGAAAGAAATAGATAAGACTATTTACTTACGACTATGTAAAAACGGAGGTTTCTTATGTCTAACTTTATCAAGTCCTACCAAGCGAATGTAGGACTAAACCATGCACCAGCTTATC